TAATTGGGCTTGTACTGCGGAATTGGCGCTCAGGGTGTTAACACTGGAATTTAAACCAGATATGGCACTGTTAGCTGCCGTTATATTTGCATTTAATGAATTTATAGCAGTTGCTTGAACGCCAGCGTTTGACTCTAGTCCTGCAATCACTGTGTTAGCTGATGTTATATTTGCACGTAATTTAGCAATTTCAACGTTGGCCGCGGCCACGTTTGCATCAACACTGGCTGTACTTAAATTGGCTGCTAAATTGGCCGCTATCGCTGCTGTATTGGCCTGCATGGCGTTTACATAGCCTATACTAGCAGCACCAATTACATCGTTAACTGTTAGGGTAATATTACCGGTTCTTCCGGCTACTGACGTCACGCCGGGGTTATAAGTTGCTGTTACGTTGGCATTTCCCGAAGCATAAACAATAACATTTGCATTGCCGCTTATTGCGGCAAGATTAGCAAAGTTTTGATTTATTATACTAAATGCTGTGCGTAGTGCATCACCGGTGCCGTCGTTGGCCGTGTTGCCAATAAAAACGTTAGAAAAACTCATTGTAGCCCATCCTTATATGCTATATTTAGCGGAATGGGCCAAGAGTTCGGTTAGCTGTTTTTGGTGATTTTAATAAGGATTGAAACTGCTGCCGCAACCACAGGTTGTTTGTGCATTGGGATTTTTGATGGTAAAACTTGATCCCATGGCATCTTCTACATAATCAATTGTGGCCTCGGTTAGATATTGCATGCTCATTGAGTCAATTAGTAATTTTACTTGTCCGGCTGCAATTTCAAAATCGTCTTCATTCATTGCCTCGTCAAACGTAAAACCATATTGCATGCCCGAGCATCCGCCACCTTGCACAAAAGTTCTGAGTTTTAAATTAGGATTACCTTCTTCTTCAAAAAGTGACTGTAATTTTGTTTGTGCGGACTCTGTAACTGTTATCATATTTTTCCACTGTAAATTCTACGATTAACTACTTCCCAATTTATAATACGCCATATGTTATTATAGTATTTTTTCTTGTCAGAGCCATAATCGGTCCAGGCGTGTTCCCACCAATCAATAAGTAGGGCTATATCTGTGCGTATCTGGTGATTTTTAATCGTTTTTATTTTGCCTGAACGACTTAGATAAATCCAGTTACTGCCTTGAAGCTTCATGGCTTCTTCCAGCATATCTTCTTTAAAATCTTTAAAATTTCCAAAATGTCTGTTGATCAATGCCAGACTTGCACCAATAGGAGCATTAGAACTTCTGGGTGCTTTAAATTGCGTAAAATAAATTTTATGTAAATAGGCGCCGGCTTCGTTAAAACTGCGATCGCCCTCTTTTTTGTTATATCTTTCTACATAACCTTTATAAAGCTTTCCATAGTGATTATCAATGTTTGATTTGGAAAGAACAGGTGCCAGTGCGCTTCTACTGTGCGGGAGATCTGCTTGCTCTAGTTTGTCCCGAGAGCCGTCTTCGATAAGGGTTATTAAATCACGTAAATTGTTCATGTAACTATTTATTAGTCCGGATAATGTTTTCTATTACCCATGCAGGAGGATCAATCTCCCACCATCGATGTCCTTGCCTGTGATTCCATGGCTGTGCGTGATGATTATTGTGCCAACCTTCGCCTAGACTTAGTATGTTTGCTAGCCAGCTATTTTTACTACTATCATTGATAGTGTAGTTAGTATACCCATGCGTGTGTCCTATAACAGTCAGCGCACTAATTGCCAAGTATGCGCCATTTGCTGGTAAACAATAACACCAAATTACCAACCACGGGTCAATTATAGCTAGTAGTAAAATATAACTAAAAATGATTTTAAAATAGTGTCTGTGCATAAACACTATCATTGGATCTTGTAATTCTTGTCTAATAAATTTTTTAGTAAATCGACTTTGCTTCCAAAAGTAAAACCAAGCCCTAAAAACTCCTATACGATTGGGATCATGCGGATCGTCGTCGGTGTCTGTGTGCAAGTGATGATATCTATGCAATCCTACCCAACCCAGTACAGTACCCACAGTGCAAATAGTTCCGGACCAGGCCATTATATACTGCCATGTTCGATTAGCCTTAAAACTTTTATGACTAAAATACCTATGTAATCCTACTGTGGTTCCTATTACCAAAAACCACACATATGCTATGCCGCCAATGAAAAGATACCATGGACTTAGAGCACCAGTAATTACTGCATATAGTCCATAAAACATTAGCAAATGGTTTGCTAATTGTAGTGTTCTGATTTGTGTGTTAAAGTCAAACTTCATTGTTGTTTTTGGGAAATCTTGCTAAAATTTTATCACCCTTGGTCCAAACATGATCGTCTGGTATATTTTTATAAGAATGGCAACCCATCCATACTACCGAATTTTTACCTACATATAAATGATCATTTTGTTTGATTCCGATTGGAGCAGTAAGTGAAGCTACCCCAATTCTACAATTATCATCTATAGTTACTTCGCCTAGGTTGGCCTTGGCTCCTACAATTATATTGTTTTTTAGATGAACATTGGTGTACATACTTACACCCCAATCTAAATAACAATAATTTCCAATACTAATATTAGGACCAAAAGTACAATCTGATTCAATTATTGTACCACGACCTATTTGTACTTTTTCTTTGCGTCCTCTAAACTTGACCGATGGATGAATAATAGCTGGGCACATGGCGGCTGATTTTTCTAAAATAGCTGCACGTTCTTGACGGAGTATCTCACTATCTAAGCCACTGTGATTTAAAAATTGTCTGCCGTCCCACCACGATGTTAAAGCAAAATTATATTTAGAAAGCCAATGCTGCGCTGTTTTATTATTCTGGTCTAACAGCCAATCTTCGGATCCAATTACTGGAATTCCTTTTATTGATTCGGTGTTATTATAGTAGTATTTATCTAACACTCCTATCACTTTGTAGTTACAGTCTTCTGCAACATTTTTAATCATGTCAAGAGCCATTCTGGCTCCTACAAAAATTATAGGTTTTTTAGGTTTAAAAAATTTGATTAACATTATTTGTTTCTGTAAACTACACGACCTCTGTTAAGATCATATGTGCTCATTTCTATTTCTACAGAGTCTCCGGCCAATATGCGTATGTTATGTTGACGCATTTTACCACCCAGAGTGGCTATAATTTTATGATTGTTTTCTAACACTACCCTGAACATGGCATTTGGTAGACATTCGTCTACTACCCCGCTCAATTTGATTACATCTTCTTTACCCACAAATCCTCTTAATAAAGTACGTATTTATCGACGCATTGAACTGATATCTTTGGCTTCTTGATCTGTAAAGATAGGAACAGCATTCGACTTGTGCATGGTACCAATGCCGACTATTTTATCTCCTGTATATTGCATAGGCATGCGAACATTCACAGCACCCTTGACGCCGGTATCCAAACTAGGAATACGTGGCTGGTCAGAATCACGACGTAGCGGCTTGGGCGGAACATATGAGCGACGCCCAAGATTAATCTTAGATTTTGGTTCGTATTTCTCTTTGATCTTTTGCCATTCAGACTCGAGTAACTCTGCCTGTCGCTTTTGCTCGGCTGAAGCAAATTTTTTCTTGCCCTTGCGACGGCCCGTCATCGACAGCCACGGACCTTCCATGTGCATACTCATAGTATCACCTTAAAATTGTGTAAAGAGTTTTATTATAACAAAAGACTGATTATTTGTCAATGGTCCGTATCGGGCCAGTCTCTATATAGAGCATGTTGTATATTATCGTCTACAAATTGATTGAAACTGCGGTGCTTGGACTCGAGTTCGCCTTCTAGTGGTGCTACACGTTTAAATGCTCGTTCCATTTGATCCATACCAGTAAATTCCATCATGATATGCCACTCAGGGATATCCATACTTCGAAACCCCATTTTACATCTGGTTATTCTGTACGACACCATCTTGTTTTCTGCCACCAGGTGGTCCAAGAATCCTCGCATGTTGGCAACCCATTCGGAGTCGCTTATCTCGCCTTTTTTGTCAGCCCAAATATGATAAATGTCCATTATATTCTTTCAGGAAAATAATCATGTAACGTGCCGTCTCGATGTACATCACTAGTAATACAATGTAAACCCCCGTCCCAAAAATACCTATGCCGGAAATTTACAATATGAGGAGTAATGCCATAGCGTGAAAATGCATCAAAAACTTTTTGATTATAATTGTTACAAATTACGTTCTTTTTATCTACAACTAATATGTTGATATCAAAAACAGTTTCTTCTACATATCCTACCCAATGATTCATCCATTTCTCTACAAAATTAGTAAAGTCATCGTTTAATTCGTGTCCAGGAACCCACCACTTACCTTTATTTTTTTGTTTCAAAAGTAAAAAAGGTAGTATACTATCCCAAATTTGGTCTTTTAAATAAATTACTTCCCACCCAGGAAAAGTTCTATCATACGAAGTATAATCTTTTCCATATAAATCCAATTTTAGAGAAAGAATAAGTCCAGGCACTACTGGACAAAAATTTCCGTCGGCATGTCCGTCTGTGCTTACAACGTGGCATCTATAATTGGGAAACATTGC